GGCACTGCTCCTTTCCGGGCTTATATCCCTGGCTTTGCTGACGGTTCCGGCTCGGCCACCGTCTATACCACCGACGATGACACCCTGCTCTCCAGCCGTTTGATTGAAGACGTAATCCAGCGTGAGCAGAACGGCGCCGAGATGAAGCTGTATATCGACCGCATCATCAGCTCCGGTTCCGTGGACGACACCCAAAGTCGTTCCATCACTGTTCCTGTGATTCTGACTTCAGCCAGCCTCACCGTGAACCCCGACGACGGCCAGAGTGTGGCCATCAACTTCCGTCCCAGCTCCGCCCCGAGCTTCGACTTCACCAAGTCTTGATAATCTGATACAAGCAGGTGCATCGAGCCCCGGCAATGCTGGGGCTTTTTTATTGTTCTTCGCTACAGTACAAACACAGACATTTGTATTCCATGCCGGTCCCAGTTCGCGCTATTGACCGCCTCCGCAAAGCTGCGAATCTCGAACCAACCAAGAAAGTTGTGGAACTTTCCGACGGCACCACATTCGAAATGTGGTCTACCCCTTTGACCATGGCTGAACGGGAACGCGCCCAACGCCAAGCCAAATCCGACGATGCTGGTGCATTTGCACTCCAACTTTTGATTAGCAAAGCTCTGGACGAGAACGGCAAGAAGCTTTTCGCCCCTGGAGAGATCGACATCCTCAAGAACGAGGTTAAGGACAAAGACCTTCAATCCCTGATGCTGGCCATCATTAGCGAAGACGAAAACGCCGAGGAAATGGACCCAAACTCCTAAGTGCGGAGCTTCGCAAAGACAACTGGCTCATGCTCCAATTTGGCGTCGCCAAAGAGCTGGGCATGAGCTTATCCGAAGTCCGCACCACAATGACCCCCGAAGAACTCCTCGGCTGGAGCGCCTATTTCAAAGTCCTCAACGAGGACCAAGAAAAGGAGATGGAGAAAGCCCGCCGCCGTCGTTAAACTAAGATCAGTTACTGTGCGAAGTCGTGGCTTACCAGAGCGAAATCGAGCTTCGCGTAAAAGTACTGGACAAGGAATTAGACGAACTAGAAAGACGCCTAAAAAATATACAAAACCCTTTTGATGTATCGGGAAAGCGTAAAGGTACACGGGCCCAAGCAGCAGCCGTTAGAAGTCAGATAGCTGAGGCGGACTTAATACGCCGATCTATTGAAGATTTGGACCGACTTCGTGAGGCGAAGGCGGAGAAAAGGTTGCGCACCAATATTAGACGTGTGCGTTACTTACGGAGCCAACGTATTGCAGCAGTTAGACAAGTAGAAAGGGTGGAAGACCAGCTAGCTAAAAAACGTAGAGACGCAGTGGGTAGCGGAATCATCGGTGGCGCGTTTCCGCTTCTGTTTGGCCAAGGCGCAGGCGCTGCAGTGGGTGGCGGTTTGGGTGGTGCCGCCGGCGGTCTGATGGGCGGTCAATTCGGCTTCGGCCTCTCGCTGGTTGGCACGGCACTTGGTACTTCTTTTGACACGCTAGTCGAAGGCGCTAAAAAACTTGGGGCAGCACTGAACCCTTTGACGGCAGACATAAGCGCAATTACAACAGCGTCCGGCCTTAGCGGTTCTAAGTTAGAAAAACTGATCCTAGATCTAGAGAAAACAGGTAACGCTGCTGGAGCGCTCAGTTTAGCCACGGAAGAATTAGAAAAAGTAATAGGCAAGAGAGGGGTAGAAGCTTTAAAGGAATTTTCTCAGACAACAAAAGATCTCTCTAACGACTTTGAAGTATTTCTTACAAGATTTAAAGCTTTTATGGCTGACGTTTTTAATACATTGATTTCCCCTCGGTCTGAGGTTGCTCTAAAAAAGCGAGGCGAAACTATTGCTGCTGCTCGTGAATCAACTGACCCACAAATCCAACGTGCGATCAGTAAGCTTGACGCAGCTTCAACTATAAGCGAACGCCTTAGGATCCAAGAGGTGATCGTTTCCCTTGTTGAGCAGGAAGAACAGGCACGTAGGCGGGAGTTAGAGCTTCAAATAGCTTCAAAAGGCGAAGCGGCGGCGAAATTACGAGAAATCGAAGCGTCTGTTGCCGAAAAACGTATTGAGCTGGAAATTGAACTACTCAACGCTGCTGCTAATGATAAAACCCGCATCGCTTTAGAGAAAAAACTGGCGTTCCAACAGAAGATAACAGAGGAACAGGCGCTCTATAACCAGTACGCCAGGGAGGAAATCGATATTGCCGTTCTCCGCGCAAAGATAGGTAAAGCAGATATTGATTACAAAAAACGGATTGCAAGAATTGATAATGCCGCAGCTGCCGCAGACCTAAGGGATGCTAGGAAAGGTAGAAGAGGGGCCAAGCCCCCGGAAAGTAGAGCGCTATCCCTTCAACGCGCTATCGCGAGAGAACGGCTTGGTATAAGCGAACTTGAAATGAAGATCCTTAACATAGGCCAAGACAGGTTAAGCGTTGCACTAGAAGAAGCACGGCAGATCGAAGTGCGCAAGAAAGCGCAAATAGAAGCTGTGGAGTATGCAAGGCAGGACGCTTTAAATAAAAACAAAGTGAAGGGAGACGAAGCTTTAATTAACGAGCTTTACGATGCTCGTCTTTTAAGGATTAGAAATATTGCAGAACTAGCTTCTGCAGAGAACGATGTTCTAATCGAACGCATTGCCCTTCAACGCGAACTAGCAAAACTTGCAGGTGAACGCGAAACTGAGGACATCGGCATTGGCCTTAGACGCCAAATCGGCGCAGTAGAGCGCCGCATCAGTAGCCCGTTTGGCGACCAAGATTCAGAAATGCTGGAGCTACGGATTAAGCAAGTTCAAAGACAAGAAGACGCATATCGCGCCCTGGATCGACAAATTGACGATGTAAACAGGCGGCTTGAGGATGCCCCAGGTAACGAAGATCTTCAGCAAGAACTCCGTCTTTTAGAGGGAAGGAGACTTAAGTACCAAGAACTACTTCCCGTTCTCGACCAAGTCGAACAAAAAGAGCTTCAAATGCAGCAAACGCTGCAGAAGCTCCAACCGTTGACTAACGCCCTCAGTCAAGGTCTGACAGATCTATTCACTGGTCTGATCGATGGGTCGAAGGATGCCCAGGAAGTCTTTGCTGCCATGCTCAAAAACATGGGCCAGGCACTGATCCAACAGGGTGCGGTGATGATTGCGCAGTACATCGCGATCGGCATCGCCCGTATGTTTGCTGGCATGGGTGGCGGCAACAGAGTCGGACCAGAAAACTTCAACCTTGAGGGTTTCGGCCCTCTGGCTCCTACGCCTGGGGCTGCCTTTGCCGAGGGCGGCTTTGTCACCGGTCCAACTCGCGCACTTGTTGGGGAGGGCGGTCAGCCCGAGTACATCATTCCCGAAGACAAGATGAAAGAAAGCATGACACGCTACTCGCGGGGTGCTCGCGGTTCCGCCGTAATCCCGCAAAGCGGTGAGACTTCTACAGCAGGTGCTGACGGCGGAGTAGCCATTGCGGACAAACCAATCGACGTGCGCTATAGCGTGGAACGCATCAACAATGTTGATTATGTCACCGCTGATCAATTCCAAGCCGGTATGAGGCAAGCGGCTCAACAAGGTGCTAAACAGGGTGAGCAGCAAACTTTACGGCGCCTACAGATGAGTAGCAGCACGCGCAGGAGGCTTGGGGTGTGACAACGCTTGCAGTTGCAAATTTTGTTCGTCTTGCGCCACGAAGCGAAAGCGGTGATCCGACCAGCAACAATTATGGAAACTACAGCACTTCGCTTTACGCGTTCCAAAACTTCTACATAAATCAAAGTATTAGCTTTGATTCAATCTCTCACGTATTTTTGCCTTTTGGGTTCAGCGGTGTCACGGTAAACCGAAGCGGGGATGGGACAGACGCAAGCTTAGTCTTCCCAAATAACGAGTTAAGTAAGAGTTGGATTGATGCAGCTATAAAAGGCCGTTGGTTCGTTGACGTTGATGTCGTTTTGGTTGACCCGGATGATCCCGGCGGCTCAACGACCAAAGTGCATAGCTATGCGGGCCAAACATCCGGTGGCCGCTGGGACCAAACAACTGTAAGCATCGGCGTCAACACCATCTTGGATGCTGTCGGAGCTGACGTACCACGTCGTCACCTTACCCAAAATCTTGTTGGGCACTTGCCTGTCACAAGTAATGTCCAGCTGCGCTGATCTAATAGGGATGCCGTTTGAGCTAGGCGCGGATGGCACCAACGGAAAAATCGACTGCATACATCTGTGCTACGAAGCACTGGAACGCATCGGCATTGAACCGCCTCCGTTCAAAGCATCCTGGTACGGAGCTAATAAGCATCATGTACTTCGTGATCTTCTGAGATGGGGCAAGCGTATTAACGCTCCTGAGTATGATGGAGACATCCTGCTGCTACCGCAGCAAAGTTGGGCATTTGCGGTCACATGGGACAACGGAATCCTTTACATCAACCAGCAAACGCAAAAGGTGGCGTGGTCGTTGGCCCATATGTTTATGACGCCCCACTGCTTCCGTACGAAAAACAGTTAATAGCCACAATTGGATGCTCAGAACAGGAGTACCGCTGGTTTGTCACTGAAGCTATAAAGCGCGGTAATACGCGCCCCGCCGGTTATGAGAACATTCCAGACATTAGGAATGACGC